GTTTGACCTGACGGATGCTTTGACAGTTAAACGAGACAAGTGGATTCCATGTAGTGAGATGTTGCCACAGCCAAAAGACGAAACACAGCGGAGAGGGTGGTATCTGACTACCAACGAACATAAAAGCGTTGGAATAACTTGTTACGAGTTTTACGGAATCAAAAGCAAAGGGTGGCGGTCAGATTTTGAGATACTCGCATGGATGCCGTTACCTATGCCGTACAGAGAGGATGGTAAAGAATATGATTTGGCTACAGAGCAGATGGAACACGATGCCCTATATGAGCCAACGTATAGCTCTGAAGATGGGGGCATGTGAGAGGCGGTGATGATAAATGCCGACAGAAAACGGAGAAATAGGAACTATATATATCGCAGACAATGACGGAAATTATCACGAATTGGGCGGTATCAAAGAAATCAACATAGAGCTTGATGAAAGCGTTGATGTGGCGGAAATGGACTTTTCACTTACTGACGAAATCACGATTCCGATAACACTATCAAGAAAGTCAAAAAAGATATGGGGAAAGATTTTGATGATGCCAAAGTATGTAATAACAGAATGGTGTTTCCCAAGAAAAAAGAAAAGGGGAACAATGCGGAGAAACAGACGCAAAGGCGGTGATACAGAGAAATGAGTCTGATAAAAACAAAAGACGCATACCAGGCGATAAGGTCGTTAGATCCGGGACAAAGGATGGACGACTTCGCGGTATTAGATGCTTTAATGGATTGTGAAATTGTAGAACATAGGCCGAAGCTATTATTAGATTTAATGCTGGAAACGTCTCCACCGAAGAGAGTTTTAATCAATCCGAATATTGTCGATATTGTAAGGCCGGCAGAATGTTCAACGGAGATCGTTGCGATATTAGATGAGCGACATACAGACATATTTTATGTCATGGAGTCCGTCGAGGAAGTTAGATCTCAGATGCGCCTGGCCTTACAAGTAGAAATGGAGTTAAGAAAATGAACAAGCGCGTTTATATCGCCGGACCGATAACCGGCGTAGCAGGATATACGAGGCACTTCGAGAGAGCGTCGAGGCTCCTGGAGTCAAAAGGGTTCGAGCCAGTCAGTCCGATAAAGGACGGGCTAGTAGACGGCGCGGATTATCGGTACTACATCAACAGGGGGCTGCGGCTTCTGGAGGAGTGCGAATTTATCTGTATGCTGCCGGGTTCGAACAAGAGCAAGGGCGCGATGCTTGAGCTGCATTATGCGACGTGCTGCGGGTTGCCGGTGTTCCAGATCTCAGAGGATTACGAGCGCGTCCTGGGCGCGACGATGAATGAGGAGGCGAGGCTATGATATTCAAGATCGGATTGATTCTGACGGTGTTCGTAACCATACCGGCGTTCATCCTCGGGGCGTTTATGTATCTGGTACTGGAATCAGATCCGGACGATGACGAGCCGGAACAGACTTGTAACAACTGCAACCATTGTTCCTGGTATCTGGACGGATGGTACTGTACTTGCGAGGAGAGTCTGGAATACGAACGAGAGGTCGAGCCGTACTGGGTAGGCTGTGACGACTGGGAGAGTGACGAAGGATGAAAGCAAAGGAATACTTGAAACAATACAAAGAGGCCATGAGGCGGGTCGCTGTTCTGCAGCAGGAATACGACGAAGAGATGGATCTGATCGACAACATCCGCAGCAGTCTCGGGGGAGACGGGATGCCTCGGTCTGGAGAGATCAGCAAGAAGGTCGAGAACCAGGCAATCAAACTGGCGGAGAAATCAGAGGGGTTATACGAGGCGAAGCTCGAAGCACTTCGATTGCAGAATAGGATCTTTAAAACGGTCATGATGGTACCGGGAGACGCGGGGTCTGTATTGTACGAGAGATATATCCGATTGCACAAATGGGAGACGATTTCGGACAACATCGGTTACTCTATCAGACAGACGCACAACCTTCACAGACAAGGGCTCGAGGCGATTGAAGAAATAATCAATCCATGAAAAGATTGCACACTATTGCACATTATTTTGTGGTAATATGGCATTGTCAAAGAGGTGGATAGAACCACCAAGACGGATCACCTTAGCCGGAGATATCCGGCGTTATGGCGAGAGTAGAGTATCCAGGTGCAACTCCTGGACTCGCCGCGTACCCAAACCAAATATCAGCGCAAAGGGACGGAGAGCATCCGTCCCTTTTGCGTGGAGGTAAACATGGCGAAACCATTCGCGAGAAAGTTCTACAGCTCGAAGGCATGGCAGGACTGCCGGAACGAATATGCAAAACGGCAGCACTACCTATGCGAGAACTGTATGCGTAAAGGGATATACAAGCCGGGGGAGATAGTGCACCACATGATCGAGCTGGATCAAGTGAACATCGAGAACCCGGAGATCGCACTGAGCTTTGATAATCTGATCTTGTTGTGCCGAGACTGTCACGCGGAAGAACACAAGGCACATAACAAAGGCAGACGTTATATGTTCGGCGATGATGGAAAAATTATTTTGAAATAATTTAATAATATTTGCGGTCGGATACTCATGTTCGGATATGTCCCGAGCCAGACCTCAAATGAACGGGAGTGACTGCGGTTGCTCCCGATTTTATTGGAGGGAATATGACAAGGGCAGAACAGATGAGAGCGTTTAAAGCTGAGGGACATACATCAAAAGAGGTCGCTGACTTGTTTGGGGTTAGGGCTGATTACGTCAGGAGAATATGCAAAGGTGTCGCACCGCAATCGAATAAGAACACAGAGGACGAAGCAGCGCAAAAGATAAGAGAGAAGAGTAACGGACTGCTTGAGTATGTTTCGGGATATACGATAAAAGAGAGGCCGGTCAGAGTGCGCTGTTTGGTTTGTGGCGGAGAGTTTGAGAGAACATTCCACAACCTGACAACAAAGGGCAGCGTTACTTGTCCATATTGTGTAGAGCGAGAGCGACTTCAACTTAAAGAAGTAAAAGAGGCAGAGCGGGAAAGAGAGCGTAAAGAACGCAAAGCTAAAGCACAAGAACGCGAAGCTGAAAGAAAACGAAAGAGCGAAGCGTGGAAAAACAGACCATACCACGAGTGCATAGTGTGCGGAACACTTACACAGAATCCGAAGTATTGCTGTCAGAGTTGTAGGAACAAAGCAAACTGGGCAGCGAAGGAACATCGTAGACGCGCAAGGATGAAAACTCAAATGATAGACAGCGATATAACTGTCGAAGGTTTATTCAGACGGGACAAAGGTGTGTGTGCTATTTGTGGTAAGCGTTGCGACTTAGAAGATTATACAGTTCGTGACGGGATATTTATTGCGGGAGATTGGTATCCATCGGTCGATCATATCAAACCAATAAGCAAAGGCGGTCTACATAGTTGGGGGAACGTTCAACTCGCTCACAGAAGATGTAATACACTTAAAAGCGACAACGAAAAAGAATAAATACTTCCCCCATAAAATTTTATCGTCAACACGCACATAGACCGGCGTGTGAACTTGCATTTTCCTCCGTATTAGGTAAAGAATGGCAAACAATGGCCGAAGATAGGCAAAGAAGGGGCAACGTGGAAGACTATATCCTGAGTTACTACCAACAAATGAAGGACGGCCGGGCAATAGTAGGCAGATGGATCCTGCTGCTATATGAATACATCATCAAGGGACTGGAAGACGGTCTCTTTTTTTACGACATAAAGAAGGCGCACCGGAAAATCCGCTGGATTGAGAAACATACGCACCACGTCAAAGGAAAGTGGGCTCCGAAGACGATAAAACTGGAACTCTGGCAGAAAGCAGCAATCTCGATCATGTTCGGGATCGTCGACAAAGACGGAAATCGCCAATTCCGGGAAGTGTTCATGCTTATGGGGCGTAAATGCGGTAAGTCGACAGTTGCTGGCGGCGTGATCGGCGCAATGATGTACGACGATGAGGAATACGGGGCGGACGTTTACTGCTGTGCTCCAAAGGTTGACCAGGCAGACATTGTTTACGATGCGTTCTGGCGCTCGGTTCTTCTAGATCCGGAGCTGAGTGCAATCACGAAGCCGAGGAAGGGCGACAAGTATGTCGAAGAAACGAATTCGGCCATTCAGAAGGTACCATTCACGGCGAAAACTGCAGACGGGTACAATCCGCATTTAGTCGTATGTGACGAGATCGCAGCATGGGCCGGGGACAAGGGACTCAAACAGTACGAGGTCATGGCTTCGGCGCTTGGATCCAGAGAACAACCGATGATATTCAGCATCACGACGGCAGGATACGTCAGCGACGGAATATTCGACGAGCTGATGAAACGGTCGACGCGAGTCCTTCTAGGGGACAGCAAAGAGACAAGGCTACTGCCGTTTCTGTATATGATCGATGATGTCAGCAAATGGAACGATCTCAACGAGCTGAAGAAGTCGATGCCGAATCTGGGCGTTTCAGTCTCGGTCGATTTTATGCTCGAAGAGATCGCAAAGGCAGAGGGTTCGCTCTCCAAGAAGGCTGAGTTCCTCTGCAAATACTGCAACATCAAACAGAACAGCTCGCTTGCATGGCTCCCGGCTCAGACCATCGAAGAGATCTCCGGAGATCCGCTAGACATCGAGGACTTCCGCGGTTGCTATTGCGTCGCTGGTCTCGACTTGTCACAGACGACGGACCTCACAGCTGCAGTCGTTCCGGTAGAAAAAAAAGGCGTTTTATATGTGTTCGCGCATTTTTGGATGCCAGCCGAAAAGCTGGAAACGAGGACGGCCGAAGATGGAGTCCCGTACCAGGCGTACATTCAGCGGGGTTTTCTGTCACTGAGCGGGGAGAACTTCGTGGATTACAACGACGTTAAGGCGTGGGTTGATTCGCTTGTCCGTGATCACGAACTGTATCCGCTGAAAATCGGATATGACCGGTATAGTTCGCAGTATCTCATCAAAGATCTGGATGCTGCCGGTTATCAGACCGACGATGTTTACCAGGGCGACAATCTCTGGCCAGTGCTTCAGGAGATGGAGGGGATGTTCAAGGACAAACGGATCCAGATCGGAGCAAATGACCTATTAAAGTCACATTTGCTAAATGCAGCAATCTAAATGAGCATAGAACGAGGCCGTGGCCGTCTCGTTAAGATAAACCAGCGGGCGCGGATTGACGGAGTCGCGGCTCTGGCAGATGCTATGACAGTCCGTCAGAAGTGGTACTCCGAAATCGGATACCAGCTCAGAAATGAGGAGTAGTGTATGAGCTTACTTGATAAAATATTCAGACCGGCAGAAGCGCAGAAGTCAGAGGACGCGCTGAGAGAGGCGAAGGCTTTCTTCCAGACACTGACCGCCTACCAGCCGGTATTCACTAATTGGGGCGGGGCGATCTATGAGAGCGAGATCGTCCGGGCAGCAATAGACGCCAGGGCGAGACACATTTCGAAGCTCAAAGTTGAGACGATTGGGACCGCTAACCCATCACTGCAAAGCAAACTGGCACAAGGACCGAATCAGTGGCAGACCTGGAGCCAGTTCCTGTATAGAGTATCGACAATCCTTGACGTAAACAATACGGCGTTCATCGTTCCGGTGTTCGATGAGCGGATGATTATCACAGGGATGTTCCCGGTTCTGCCGTCGATGTGCAGCCTGGTCGAATATGACGACGAGATCTGGCTGAGGTATCAGTTCGCGAACGGACAATATGCGGCTGTCGAGTTTCGAAAGTGCGCGATTTTGACAAAATACCAGTACCGGGATGATTTCTTCGGGTCATCAAACTGGGCGCTCCGAGATACGATGCAGCTGATACACATACAGAATCAGGGCATCGAGGAAGGGAT